ATGCTTTAGCTGATGGAGCTTTGTATTATCTTACTACAACTAATGTTATGCATGTTTATGACTTAGGTACAACATCATGGTTACAACTACAACTAACATCAGTTAATCAAACTAATGTAGATGCTGCAGTTGCTAATGAAACAAATATAAATACAGTAGCTACTAATGTAGTAGATGTAAACTCATTTGCTTTAACTTACTTAGGAGCTTACTCTACAGGCTCAGAACCTACAGCAACAGTAGTAGGTGCTTTATATTACAATACAACAGATTCACAATTAAAATTATGGGATGGTGCTACTTGGGAAGGAGCAGCTTTTGAAATATCAGGAGCAGTTACATCTTTCAATACAAGAGCTGGAGCAGTTTCTTTATTAAGTGCAGATGTAACAGATGCATTAACATATACTCCAGTTGCAAAAACAGCAGCTACAGGTTCAGCAACACTACCTGCAGGTACAACAGCACAAAGAGATGGAAGTCCTGCATCAGGTTATATAAGATTTAATAGTACTATAGGAACATTTGAAGGTTATGGTGCAGCTTCTTGGGGTTCAATTGGTGGCGGAGCTACTGGTGGAGCTGGAGATGCAGTATTTCAAGAGAATGAAGTCATAGTAACAACTGACTATACTTTAACCACTGGAAGGAACGCTTTGAGTGTAGGACCAATTACAGTCAACTCAGGTGTATCTGTTACGATACCTTCTGGACAAACATGGATGGTACTTTAATATGAGCGTATTACTTAATGCAGATACAACTAATGGATTAGTACTAACATCCGATTTAACTGGTAATGTTGAAATACAAAATGATGGAACAACTAAACTAACTGTTAATAGTTCTGGTGCTACAGTAGCAGGAACATTAGCTGCAACAGCAGTTACTGGTGATGGCTCAGCTTTAACAGGAATCTCTACTGGTGGAATGACACTGTTAGATACCTTAACTACAACTTCAGGAACAGAACATGTTACTGCTACACTTGATTTATCTACTTATAAGTTTCTTTTTCTTAGTCTATATAATGTAGGTACTTCTAGTGCACCAACTCTTGACCTTCAATGGAAAGAAACAGGTGGTACTTATGTTAAAATTTTGAATTACACAGTAGTAGGAGCTTCTATATATGGTTCAGTAAATCATGATTTAGGTAATGGAGTTTCTAATGTATTTGATAGTTCAAATATTCCAGATGATTCAACTATAGTTGCTCCAGAAGGTGGTGCATTCCCAGGAGTTAATACAGCAATTGATACAGCAACTACATCAATTACATTTAGATGGTCTGCTGATGATACGTTTGATAAAGGTGTTATAACAATATATGGTGTTAAATAACTAACTAATAGGAGAACTAAAATGGCAAGAGCAGCACAAAAAACAGTAGTAACTAGCAATGGAGATGGAACTGTATCTACTCAAGTATTTGATTGGACAGTAGAAGAAGAAGAAGCATTTGAAGCTCTAGCAGCTAAAGCCTGGAAAGGTAATAGAATAGCAGCTTATGCTGAACTTAATCAGTTTGAGATGCAATATGATGACCAAGAAAATGGAACAACAACATGGGTAGATGCAATAGCAGCTATTAAATTAGCAAATCCAAAAGGAGAGTAATAGATGTCTAGTGTAAAAATTAAAGGTGATACAAGTGGAGATATTACAATTGCTGCACCAGATATTGCTGGAGTTAATACACTAACTCTACCTGCTGCTACAGGAACACTCTTAACTACAGATGGAGATGGTTCAGCACTAACTGGTATATCTTCAACTCCATCCTCTGTAGCTATAAATAGAACAATTACAGGTGCAACAACAATTAGGAGAGCTGTTTCTATAGCTACTGATGGTACAGTAGGAACTCTTCCAGTAATTGGAACTATAGGAACAAAAATATTAACAGGAGCTAATCCTACAAGTACAACTGTTCCAAGTTATGGTATAGGAAATACTAAAATTAGAACTGTTATAGGAGAGACAATAGCTTCTGATGGTACTGTTTTTCTTGATGTATATGGTTCTTATATTGATGGTGCAGGTTTATGGCAAGAAAATCCAACTCCTTATAGGTTAAATCATATTGCAGGAGCAGCTTCAAGAGTAAACTCTCACTATGGTGGTATTGGTTATCCTTTACCTGAAGTTAGTCCTACTTCTGTTAATGGTCAATTTGTAGCTTATGTATCAGCAGCTACTAATGATATAGTTCCAGATGTTGCTGCTGCTACTTATGCTGCATTAAGAGTTGCTGGAGCTGATGGTGCTGTTACTCTACTAGGTTCAGAAGTAAAACAATCATATTCAGTAGGTGGTGCGACAACTGCTGAAGTTAACTTTGCTTTTAGATTCTCAATGACTCATTTTAGAATACAACTTGTTTCAGCAGGTCTTACTGAAACTTACGAGACTTATTTTAATGGTACTACAATGGTTGCTTTGGGAACTTCTTCAGATGCTATTGTAGCTCAAAGCCCTGCACAGTATGTACATTATGGTAATTATAATTATATATATAGTAGTGTTAATTCAGCTCATAATAGATTATGGATTTTAGACCCTGTTAATAGAGTAACTAGTGTAGTTATTGATGCTACTGGAAAACAGCAAGTTGGGGTTACAACAATTAGTATTCAGGCATCAGATTATTCAGCTAGTGGTTGGGCATCATTTATTGACCAAGACCATATTATGCAATACTATAAGAATACCTCAAATAAGTGGATTATAAGAACTTTCTCTATCTTGGCTGATGCAGTTACTCTTATAGATACAAAAGACATAGGTGTAGACTTTGATGCTATTGATGCTATTGTAACAAAAGGAACTGATAGTAAAAGCATTATGATAGGAATGAATAGTTCACCTGAACTTTCTTTCTTTACTTCTGTAGGACTTAATGGTGATTATACAATTGCTGGAACAGGTGTAAGACAAAATTTACTATCAACTCGTGAGAAAATGATTAGATATACAGGTACTGGTAATGTATTTACAATGTTTCAAACTGACGTAGGAGATATTTATTATAGATTTCCATTTACTGTAAATGCCTACTCTACTCCTCCTTTCATATATGGTGGTATAGCAACAGAAACTACTTCATCAGGAACTTCTGATATAACTATAGGTGGTGTTGTTGGAGGATATACAGGATTAACTGTTAATGACACTCTTTATGTAGGAGATACTTTTGATGGACAATTTTCAACTGATACTGCATTAGCTAGGGTAGGAAAAGTTATTAGTTCTACTGAAATTTTATTAGGAGACATAACATAATGACACCAGAAAAAAAAGCAGTACTAGAACAAAAGCTACTAGATACTGATTATAGTCAGTTACCTGATGTAGTAGAAAGACTACAAGAAGAAAGTCTACAGCTTTTTAAAAGTTATAGAAGAATAATAAGAGACGAACTTATTGAAGCAACAGATACACTAGCAATTAATGATATCCCAGAACCACCAACAGCACGATGGAGTAATAAATAATGCCTACAATAATTAATGGAACAACAGGAATAGATAAAGTAACAGATGGTTCGATTGTTGATGCTGATGTAGTAACCATAGCAGCAAGTAAACTAACAGGAGCATTACCAGCAATTGATGGTTCAGGTCTTACTGGAATATCTTCTGGTGGTATAACTTTGTTAGATACAGTGGATATGTCTACTGGTACAACAGTTACCTCGGCAGCATTAGTTTTAACTGATTATAAGTTTGTTATTATTGATTGTTACTCTATTAGTCCTTCTACTGATACTACTGGCTTTTTAAGGTTTACACCTAATGGTGGTACAGGAACTTACTTTTTTCCAGTAACTAGAACTGCTGCAGGAGCTTTCTATAGCTCTTCATTACATAACTTAGCTTCAGGATTTTTCCATGGTTCTAAACGAGCTGGTGGTGGTGGTGGAATAAATGATACTGTAAAGGATGCAATAGATTCGTCTGATTTAATGGGACATAATACAGGTCTTTCAACAGCAACAACAACAATAGCTTTTGATTATACAACAGGTGAAACCTTTGATGGTGGAACAATTAGAATTTATGGAAGTAAATAAGTGGTTACTGCAACACAAGTAGATACAAAGATACATAGTCATGAGGAAATATGCTCGATTAGGTATGAACAGATTAATATGAGACTTGAAAAACTAGAACGATTAGTAATGAGAGGAATGTGGGGTTTTATGGCAGGTTTAGCAACAGTTATTTTGTTGTTAGTACAGCCACTAGAAATAACAACAAAGTCTATTACTCCTCCTCATTATACACAAGGAGTTAAATAATATGAAAGTAGTTACTTCAGCAATAGCAACAATAGCTTTATTAGGACTTGGACTTGGTTTAGTAGAAGCAGAGCATCATGTAGTTCCAGAAATAGCAATGCCTACAGATGTAGGAGAAGTAGTTCTAACTATAGAAGAGTGTTCTTTACATCCTTTCATGGATGCTAAGTATCATCAAGACTATAAGTTTAGAGCTTATGCAACAGATAGTAATGCAGAAGGACCTCATGAAGGATGTTGGACTAGAATGGATAAAGATATATATATTCAGTTTCCAGAGTTAGGAGATATAGTAACAGCATACAAAGCAGATTTATTTATACCGCGTCATTTAGAACCTAAAATCTAATGACACTTCGAGACATAATTACAGGGAAATTTATAGATGATTTATTTGATTTTGGTAGTTGGGACAATAGTACTATGGGAATGGGATATGAAAGAAAGATTAAAGCTGAGCTTAAAGTGTTCTATAGTTTACCTAGCTCCTCTAAAAGCAAAACTAAAAGAAGCTAAGCAAGATTTACGTAAATGGTTAAACGACTTATTAAAATAGCAGTAGTACTAACTATATTTCCAATAACACCAGTAGTACTTTTTATAGGAGCATTCTTTTTAAATGATTAATTTACTACTACCATTAATATCTACAGTAATTGATAGAGTCATACCAGATAAAAATGGAGCTCTAAAAGCTAAAGTAGCTATAGAGAAAGCTCTAGTAGATAATGCTACAGCAATTAACTTAGCTCAAACAGAGATTAACAAAGTTGAAGCAGCACATAGAAGTATCTTTGTTGCTGGATGGAGACCTGCACTAGGATGGGTAGCTGCAATTGGATTTGCATGGATATTTGTACTAGCACCTTTAGCACAATGGACTATGGCAATAACAGGTACTTACATACCTTTACCTGACTTTCAAACAGATGTTCTTTTAGAACTAACGTTTGCAATGCTAGGACTTGCTGGACTTAGAACATATGAAAAACAAAAGGGTATAACTAATTAAATTACCTTTAACAGCACACTTTACTTTTGATGAATTAACTAAAAGTAATACAGCAGTAAGACTGGGCATAGATAATGAACCAACAGATGACCAGATAATTGCTAACTTGTTAACACTTGCAGAAGGATTAGAAGATGTTAGGTCAAAGCTTGACTCACATATTATTCGCGTATCTAGTGGGTATAGGTCCCTTCCTCTTAATAGAGCTCTCAATTCTTCTGACAAGTCATACCACGTTAAGGCTCTCGCAGCAGATTTCTCGTGCCATAACTATGGGAGTATTGCTGATGTCATGGACACTTTATCAAAATCAAGTATTCAGTTCGATAAGTTAATTATGGAATTTAATTCCTGGATTCATATACAATTTCCTGAAGATGGGAAACAAGCTAGAAGAGTTACATATACAATAGATAAAGAAGGAGTAAGGTTTTATGAAAACACCAGCATGGACTAGAAAAGCAGGACAGAATCCTAAAGGCGGACTAAATAAAAAAGGTAGAGATAGTGCTCCAGGTAATCTTAAAGCTCCAGTTAAATCTGGTACTAATCCAAGGAGAGTATCTTTTGCTGCTAGGTTTGCAGGAATGAAAGGTCCTATGAAGAAACCTAATGGTGAACCTACTCGTAAAGCACTAGCATTAAAAGCTTGGGGTTTTGGTTCAGTAGAGGCTGCTAGAAAGTTTGCTAATACACATAAGAAGTCATGAGTAAGGGAACTATTGCTCAAATAAAACAAGCTGCTGAAAACGATTTACTAGTTTTTATTAAGTTAGTTGCACCACATATACTACTAGGAGCAATTCATGAAGAGTTGATTGCTTGGTGGGGTAGGCAGGAATCTAAAGAGAATCAACTAGTACTACTACCACGTGGACACATGAAAAGTAAACTAGCTGCTTATAGAACTGCTTGGCATATAACTAATAATCCAGAGACAACAATACTGTATGTTTCTGCAACAGCAGATTTAGCTGAGAAACAGCTTTATGCAATAAAACAAATAATAGACTCACCAATCTATCGTAGGTACTGGAGTGACATGATTCATCCAGAAGAAGGCAAGAGAGAGAAGTGGGCAGTAGCTGAAATAGCTGTTGACCATCCACAACGTAAATTGGAGGGTATAAGAGATGCTACTTGTAAAGCCGTTGGACTTACATCTAATACTACTGGTTTCCATGCTGATGTTGTCGTACTTGACGATATTGTGGTTCCAGGTAATGCTTACACGGAGGATGGTAGAGAAAAAGTTGCATCAGCGTACTCGCAACTAGCCTCCATTGAGAACCCAGGAGCATATGAGTGGGTAGTAGGAACGAGGTATCATCCAAGAGATATCTATGATACAATGATTAACATGAAAGAGCAGCATTTTGACGAAGGAGGTGATTTAGAATCTGAAGCAGAGGTCTATGAACTTTTCCAAAGAGTAGTCGAAACAGATGGTGAATTTTTATGGGCTAAGAGAAGTAGAGCAGATGGTAAACAGTTTGGATTTGATAGCAAAGAGCTGGCTAGGATTAAAGCTAAGTACATCGATTCAACCCAGTTCTATGCTCAATACTATAATAATCCAAATAGTTCTGAGACAGCAAGGATAGATAAAGATAACTTTCAGTATTTTGATAGAAGTATACTAGTAAATAAAGAAGGTGACTGGTATATGAAAGATAGAAAACTTAATGTATATGCAGCAATTGACTTTGCATTCTCATTAAGAAAGAGAGCAGATTACACTGCACTAGTAACTATAGGTGTAGACCATCAAGGTAACTTTTATGTTTTAGATATAGATAGATTCAAGACTGAGAAGAT